GAAATAGCGTAGACCTAAGTGGATTAATAGACGGAGGAACATACTAATGGGAACAATAAAATTAAAAAGAGGCTCAGGCTCACCAGCTGGTAGCATAGAAGCAAATGAAGTTGCAATGGATGTTGCAAACAAGAATCTTTATACAAGCACAGACGGAAGTGATGCAGTAATACTAGCTGACAACACAGAAAACTTCTTAGGCACCAACACAACAGAATTAGACATCACATCAGACATTGATCTGAATGCCAATAACTTAAAGAATGTAAAGCAAATTAAAGCAGAAGCAAACTTATACAATGAAGTATCAGCTTTTAGAAGAGTAGCAAGTGGTGGTGCAGCCTCAAACGCTAGTATAGAAGTAGAGCGTGAATATGGTTCAAGTGATCCTGCAACAGGTTTAGATCCCAGAGGTGTAGGCTTTAGCTTTACAATTATCAGTGACAACTATGGTTTCATATACCCGGGTGTGTTTTATGGTAAGAGTGGTGGTAAAGATCAAAACGCCGGTGTAGAAAATACTGTTGGTATGAGTACATATGGTGGACCAGCTGACAGTTATGCTGAATTTACAATATTTGAAGGTAACAGAAACGCATGTAACATGCAAGTACCAGTCCGCTTTCCAAATTACACAACAACAGAACGCAATGCATTAACTAATGTAGCGTTTGGTATGCAAATATACAATACCACAGACAATAAAATGCAAGCATATGTAAATGTAAGTGGCACAACACCAAGTTGGGTTGATTTACATTAAAAGAATAACAGTTAAGGAGCTCTACCATGAGTAAAAATGAGGACAACACTGAGGTAAAACAGGGCAAACCAAAGGGAAGACCAAAAATAGAAATAGATGTAAATGTACTAAGAAGCCTATTAGAAATACAATGCACAATCACAGAGTGTGCTTATGTATTGGGTGTTAGCACAGATACGCTACAAAGAAACTACAAAGATGTAATCAACCAAGGTAAAACAATGGGTAAGGTTACGCTGCGTAGAGCACAGTGGAGAAATGCTATTGAAAAGAACAATGTTACTATGCAGATTTGGTTAGGTAAACAGTGTTTAGGTCAAAGTGATAGTCCACTAGATGAAGAGTCAGGAACTATCCTGCCTTGGACAGACTAATATAAGGTAAAGTCAATGAGCACAGAAAACAAGTGGGCGGAAGTCACAGAACAAAACAGTAAAGATATTGTGGATATTAAACATGATATTAAAACTATCAAAGACAATCATTTGGCACACTTGGAAGCTGATATGGCTAAACAATCTAAAGCAATTGAAAAGATTGATACACGGATTTGGGCTGTGCTTATTATCCTTGTAGTATCAACAGTAATAGGGATGATTAAAAATGGCTTATAAGAAAAAGAAAAAAGGCAAGAAGAAGTACGGCAAGTAAGATGAAACTAACCCCAGAACAATTAGACGCTTGGAGAGTGATACCAAGAATGTTGATACTAACATATATGATATGTTTCTATTTGGTTATCACTTGGTTTATGGATTTACCAGATCCAAACAACGCCCAGGCAGCATTTACTAGCACAATGATTGGCGCTGGGGCGGCTTGGTTTGGGTTATATGTAAACGGAAAGTCCAATGCCACTAAGTGAAGTACAGAAAGCAGTTGCTGATGATCCTAATAGATTTAAAGTTTTAGTAGCTGGCAGAAGATGGGGAAAGAGTTTTTTGGCAATGCATGAAATTGCAAAACATGCCAGATTTCCAAACCAAAAGATCTTTGCAGTATTTCCATCATACAGATCTGCCAAACAAATATTATGGGACCCATTGAAAGAAAAGTTTATAAGTTGTAGATGGGCAAAAAAAATTAATGAAAGTGATTTAACAATCACTTTGGTTAATGGAAGTAAAATATATTTACGCAGTGCAGATAATATAGATGCACTCCGTGGTGTGAGCATGAGCTATCTTATTATGGATGAAGCCGCAATGATTGATCACAAAATGTGGACAGAAGTTTGTAGGCCAGCACTATCAGATCAAATGGGTGGTGCATTATTTGTAACAACACCAAAAGGCAAAGGTAGTTGGATATATGAATTATGGCAAGGTGCACATGGTCAAGAAGACTGGGTTAGTTTTCAATATACTACATTAGAAGGTGGCAATGTTGCACCAGAAGAAATTGAACAAGCCCGTGGTGAATTAGATGAGAAATCATTTAGACAAGAATATGAAGCCAGCTTTGAACAATACAGTGGAAGCATTTATTACAATTGGGATAGCGGCATTCATATTAAGAAACAAGATGTAGATTTTAAGAAGAATGAAATACTACATGTTGGAATGGACTTCAATGTTAGTCCACTTGTTGCAATGGTAAGCAGAATTAATGGCAATGAAATAAGTGTCATAGATGAAATAGTTATGGAAGGATCAAATACATTTGAGATGGTAGAGGAATTGTTAAACAGATATCCAAACAATAGAATATGGGTTTATCCAGATGCGTCAGGACAAGCACGCAAAACATCTTCAAATACCAGTGATCATCACATACTAAGAAATGCAGGCTTTCAATTAAAAGTTAGAAATATTAATCCGCCTGTGAAAGATAGAATTGCAAGTGTAAATGCAAGTCTAAAAGCAACAGATGGAACAGTTAAACTATCAGTTGACCCTAAGTGTAGACGCTTAATCAAATGTATAAGTAGTCAAACTTACAAAGAAGGAACACAGATACCAGACAAAAGCGGTAATTTAGATCACATGAATGATGCTTTTGGTTATCTAGTACATTGGGTAAATCCAATAAGAAGAGATAAGCCTGAACATGCGGATAAGAGTCCAGCATTGTTTGGACATTATTAAAGGATAAATAACAAATATAGTATCAACAATTGATCACTGTTGAATAGTACTACCTTAAAAAGGAAATATAATTATGTTAACATTAGAACAAATAGAACAAACCCATCCAAGCTACACTCATGTGGCTGAACAGGCTAATTATCATTACAAATCATATGTGGGTGGTGAATTGTATAAAAATGGTAGTTACTTAACACAGTACATTGGTGAGAACCAAGCTCCAGGTGACCAGTATGGAAAGAGATTAAACTCAACTCCATTAGATAACCATGTGCAAACAACCGTAGATATTTACAGAAGTTTCTTATTTAGAACACTTCCAAAGCGTGACATAGGCTTGTTAGTCAACAACCCGTTGGTTAATGCTTGGCTTTATGACACGGACCAAGAAGGACAAAGCATGGACAGTTTCTTAAAAACTGCCAATGACTTGGCTATGGTGCATGGAAGCACTTGGATCTTAATTGACAAACCAAGTTACAAAGTAGAAACAGAAGCAGAAGCAATACAATTAGGTATCCGTGCTTATGCGGCCATGTACACTCCGCAAAATTGCCTAGACTGGTATTATGAACGCAACACTGCCGGCAAGATGGAACTTGAATATATCAAAGTAAGAGAATCAGAAAATGATCAATATGTTACATTTACATGTTGGCATAAAACATATGTAGAAAAATACAAAGTAAGCAAAAGCAATACAGGTGATTTAGAAAAAATATTATCATATGAAGATTATGAAAATCCACTGGGTTATATTCCATTTGTATTTCATGCTCCACTAAAAAGCCCTACAAAAGGTGTGGGATTATCACTGATAGCTGATATAGCCAACCAACAGAAATTTATATATAATTGTTTAAGTGAAGTAGAACAACATTTGAGAATTAGTTCACATCCTACGCTAGTTAAACCTACAAGCACAGATGCAGTTGCAGGTGCTGGTGCAATACTTAACTTGGATGAAAGTGTTGATCCAGGATTAAAACCTTATTTGTTATCACCTAGTTTAAGTACAACAGACAGTATTCTTAAAGCAATTGATAATAGTGTTGCTGCAATCAAGCGTATGAGTCATACAAGTGCAATACAGGCAAGCACAGGATCACCTATGTCAGGTGTAGCATTACAAACAGAAAGACAATTGTTAAATGCTAAATTAAGTGACATGGCTGATACACTAAAAGAAACAGAATATCAAATGTGGATTACTTGGTTAGATTGGCAAGCATTAAGTATGCCGGAAGACTTTATCCTAACTTACCCTGATACTTTTGATATGAGGGATGAGCATTTAGAACTTGATTTCTTAATGAAAGCAAGAAGTTCAGGTGTAACAAATGAAATGTTCCAAAATGAAATCAGCAAACAAGTTGTTGCATTAACTGTAGATGATGATGAAATACAAAGTGAAATCTTAGCTGATATGAACGCAACTGAAACATTTGAACCACATGAAATGACAGATCCTGTAACAGGAAATGTAGTTGTTGCAAATACACATGAAGAACACTTGGGTTATGCAGCCTTAGGCTACAAACATGAGGGTGAATAAACTTGGCTTTCAATGTAAAAAAGCATGATAAAGTATATGACCGTGCATTAGAAGAAATACAAGAGAATGTATTTGATAATGTAAAGGCATTAGAAAATGAAGTTGCAGATATTGTAGCTCAAGGCTTACCACCAGAACAATCAAGACCAATAATAGTGCGGGCTTTTGAAAGTCACGCAAGTCAAGTGAAATCAAGTGCAAGTCCACTAACAAACTTATCACAAGATTATTTAGAACAAAGTAATATACCAGCTTCACCAGAAGACTTTACAAGTGAAAGTGCATTGTTAGACACAAGTGGCAATGAATTAAGTTCAACAATACAAAGTGGAAGTGAAGATATTGTAAAAACAATTGTACTTGGAACTGTAGCAGGTGTTGGTACACAAGTTTTAGTTAATCAAGTAAGAGGAAGAATAAGCGGAGTACAAATGGAAAGTGCAGATCCAAATGTAAGACGCCAACAAAGAAAATTAAATAAGATGATGAAAAAAGGTGCAACCGGGGCAGAATTAGCCGCACAAGTTGCCGTTATTAAAAAAGTTTTACCAGGCAATGTTAATGTAGCTGCCAGCGTGGCAACACGCATGAAGACAGTTGTAGATAATGTTGTTGGTGAATTCAATGGAACCTATGCAAAAGGCAGAGCTACAAGAAATAGTGTAGAAATGTTTGAATATGTGGGAACCACTGATGCAGATTCAAGACCATTTTGTCAAGACATGGCTGGCGCTAGAATGAGTGCAGATGAAATACAAAATGTATGGGATAGCAGTGGATGGCAGGGCAAAGAGCCCGGAGATCCGTTTGTAGTAAGAGGCGGATACAATTGCAGACACTACTGGGTGCCCATAGAAGAATCTTGATGATAAAAAGGATAAATAAAGATATATAAAGTAGATACCTTAGTATCCTAACCCTAACTTATAAAGGAATATTGACATGACAATTGATAACAATCATGGTGCAGAGATGCAAACTGAAGCTACAGACACTGGGGATGTAGTAACAGGCCAAAATACAGAATCCCAGGTTGAAGCCGGTAAAACATTTACACAAGATGAAGTAAATGATCTTATTGGCAAGCGTGTTGCCCAAGTTAACAAGAAATTTGAACATGTTAACTTAGATGAATACAACGCACTCAAGAGCTTGAAAGAGCAAGTTGAGGAAGAGAAACTGATTAAGAAGGAAGACTTTAACGGTGTTCTTAAAAAGCAAAAAGAGAAAAGTGAAGGTGAAATACTTAAACTTAGAAGTGAGCTTGAAAAGATCAAAATAGATGGTGCATTAATTGATGCGGCATCCAAAGCCAAAAGTGTTGCTCCTGATCATGTTGCTCAATTATTGAGAAGTAACATTCAATTAAGTGATGATGGTAATGTAATAGTTATTGATTCAGACGGAAAGCAAAGATACACAGACAATGCAGACCCTATGAATGTAAATCAGTTAGTTGAAGAATTCTTATCAAGTAACCAGTATTTTAAGAGTGCAGGCCCAAGTGGCGCAGGCTCTACGGGTAATACAAACAATGCAGATCAAAAGAACTTTGATCTTGCACAACTTGATATGAACAATCCTGAGCACAGAAAACTCTATGCAGAAGCAAAGAAGCAAGGGAAAGTTTAATTTTTATAATATAAAAGGATAAAATATTATGGCAAACGCAAACTATGGTTCAGGTTTAAACCTAGACGCTTTAATGGTGCCAGTACAGGCACAGACTGTTTACGCAGCACAAGAAAACTCATTGTACCTTCCAGGTTCAATGGTTCCTATGGTAAATGTTCCAGCAGGATCTTCAACAGCACAAGTGGCTGTTATGGGTTCAGTTGCAGCAACATCTATCTCTTCTGAATCAGCAGGTGGTTCAGGAAACCCACAAGACTTTGATACAGTCTTACCTTCAGACACTAAGAAAACAATTACACTAGAACTAATTGCAGCACGCACAGTATTGCGTGACTTTGGTGGTGTAGACACAGCAGATATGTCACGCATCATGGGTAATGCAATAGCTTCTAAAGTAGATACCTTAGTATCAGCTGAAATGGCTAACTTAACACAACAAGAAATCACTGACGCAAACTTATTACATGAGTTTTATGAGGCAGTAGGTGCAATTAGAGACGCTGGTGAAACTGGTCCTCTAAACGCAATTATTTCTGCAGCAGCATACCATGAGTTCATGCAACACATTGGTTCAAGTGCATTCTCAAACGCTGAAGTACAAAACGCAGCTATGAGAACTGGCCAAATTGGAACTATTGCAGGTGTTAACTGTTATGTTTCAAGTTTCTTAAACAGCACTAACACTGGTGTTACAGGAACTAAAGCAGCAATCTTCTCAGCAGACGCATTAAGAGGCGCTACACAAGGCGGTGTTAATGTTGAAGTTGAGCGTAGAGCAGCAGCAGTTGGTAATGACATTGTGGCTTCAATTGCATTTGGTATTGAAACACTAGACGCAACACGCGGTATCTTACTAAAAGACGCAGCCTAATTTAGGCAACAGTTAGTGGGTGTTAAAGCCCACTAACTTCTAATACAGGAGAAGATAAATGGCATTTGCTACAAATACAAATTTAGAAGAATATGCACCGGAAGTATTCCAACAAGGTGTTGATGATTGGACAGAAGAACTGGCCAAGGCTGAAACTGATGTTACTAACATGATTCAATTCAAGTGGTGGAACAAATTCTATAGCAGAACTGAATTTGATAGTAGTAAGTTAGTTGAAGCACAATGGACTAAAGCCACAGTGTATCAAGCAATGTACGCCTATATACTACCAAGATTAAGTACATTTAGACCAGAGGGTGATCCATTCAGAGAACAGTTAGAGTTTTACAAAGAACGCTACACTGAAGAATGGGAACTACAATTTGGTGTAGGTATCAAATATGACTTTGAAGGTGATGGAACTATCAATGATAGTGATGTTAAACAAGTAAGTCAAACAAGGTTGTATAGATAATGGCACGCAGAGAAGATATACTAGCAAAAGTAGTTGAGACATTAAAAGCTCAACGCAGTGTGAAACTAGGTAAAGTTGAGAGGGACCCAATTGATCCCAATGAACTGGCCAAAACAGCATTTCCAGCCGTATACATTGAAACCACAGATGAAGACATTGAAGATATTACTATGACAATGGGAACAACTGGGTTGATGCGTAGAGGCATTATGGAAATTGCAGTAGTGTTAATTATTGGTGGAAGAAAAAGAGATACACAGCGTAATATTGCTGTTGAATCAATTGAAAATTCATTAATGAGTGACAGAACTTTAGATTCTACTGTAGAAGATATTAGGCTCACAAGAGTTGAGGCTGTAACAACTGGTGAAAGTGCCCCTTTTGCAAGTTGTAGAATGATATTCACAACAGAATATTGTTATCAATTAAATCAAACATAAGGAAAATATATTATGTCAAATTGTTACGCAGGTAAAGATGGTGCCTTATCAGTTGACGGCACAAACATTGCAAGTTTAACATCATGGTCAATCACACAAAACGCTGAGACGCTGGAGTGTGCGGCTATGGGTTCTACTTGGAAAGAACATAAATCAGGTTTGTTGTCTTGGGAAGGTTCAGCGGAAGCTAACTTCATGGATGACACAGCCACACAAGCTGCCAATGAAATAACTGTAGGTACTACTGTAGCACTTATTTTTTATCCAGATACTGGAACAACTTTAAGTTTTACAGGTAACGCAGTAGTTACTTCAATTGAAAATGGAGCTGCTTTAGGTGATGTTCAGACTGTAAGTTTGAGCTTCTCTGGATCAGGTGCATTAGTCACAGATTTAACAGCGGCTTAAGGTAAAATTATATCATGGGCATTTCTACATCAGCAGGAAAACAGCTATTGAAAGGAATAGCCCGTGATTATAATGACTACCAAAAAAGATTATTCACTAACTTGGTATCCCAAACTCCTATTAGAAGTGGACAAGCACAGCGTGGTTGGAAAGAAACAGAAAAAATGGGTAAAGTTATTGAAAAAGGCGGCAAGAAAATTATCATAAGAAATGATGTGCCGTACATAGAAAGGTTAGACAAAGGTTGGAGTGCTCAAGCAAGAGCCATTGTTAAACCAGTTTTACAAAGAACAAGGAAACCATAACATGAGTAAAGAAGATAAAAATAGCGTTTTAGGTAACGCAAGATCACATTTTAAGAATGCATTAGCACAAGAATTAATGAGCGTTGATGTTCCAGAGTGGAACGCAACAATTTATTTTAAGGCAGCTACAAGTTTTGCAGTAGAACAAAAAATTATTGAACTACATGCTAAAGGACATATGGTTGAAGCCTTAGTAGAAACGCTATTGAATAAAGCGTTACTTGAAGATGGAAAGAAAATGTTTGCACCAGCAGACAAAGTTGTTTTTATGCGTGAAGTAGATCCTGAGATTATTATTAGAGTTGTTGCAGACATGAATACTGCCAAAGCAGCCGCAAAGGATAGCCTGGGAAACTAACTACTGATCTAGATATGCTGTTTGTCTTTAAGATAGCAGAAAATTTAGGTCAGACCGTACATTGGGTAATGCATAATGTTACTAGTTTAGAAATAGAAGCGTGGGTTAAATACTACAAATTTATTGATGAACAACAAAAACAAAGGAAATAAAGCATATGGCTACTAACCACAATATTACAATTACAGCTGATGCCAGTAGTGCCAAGAAAGGCATTAAGGATACAGACAAAGGCCTAGCCGGCTTAACGGCTAGTGCAGGTAGATTCAAAGCAGCCATAGGTATTGCAGCAGTGGCTATGGGTGCAATGGCAGTTGCAGGTAAGATTCAAGACACAATTGATTCAATGGACAACTTGGCTAAATCAGCCAGGGCAGCTGGAGCGGCTGGTAGCAATGAAGCATTCCAAGGTTTCCAAGTAATGAAGCAGGCTATGAATGAAGCAGGTATTGATGCTGCTACATTTGATAGAGCCATGCTACAAACAAATTCAAGAATTAAAGCAGGACTAGAAGGACAAAAATCATTTGCCGCAGTCACTGACAAATTAGGTGACAGTGTAAGAGATGCAAATGGTGAGATTAAGAGTGGACCTGAATTGCTACAAGCAATGATGAATGCCTTAAATGAAGGTACAATCACAACAGAAGATTTTGCAAAAGTAGTTGGTGGTAGAGCTGGTCCGTTAATTCAAGAACAGTTTGCAAAGATAAATGGAACGGCAGAAGACTTACAAGCTACACTAGATGATGTTGCACAAAACTCAAACATTGTAGATGTAAGTGCGGCTGAAAACGCAGAAAAGTTTAATGATAACATTGGTAGATTAAAAGAAGGCTTGGGTCAGATGATGACTGATGCTATTACACCATTGCTTCCAATGTTGGTAAAATTTACAGAAGATATTATGGAGAAGTTGCCAGGTATTATTGAAAGTGTTAAAGGTGCATTAGATAATCTATCACCTGTATTTGAATTACTTGGCACAATACTAACAGACATTGTTTGGCCAATACTTAGCAAGGTATTTGAAATACTAGGAAATGTTGCGGAAGCAATTGCACCTTTGGTAGAAAGTTCAATACCATTATTAAAATCAGGATTTGAAACTGCCGGTGAAGCAATCAACACAGTTGTAGAATTTGTACAAAAATTAATTGATAAACTGTTAGCAGTTCCAGAAAAAGTCAAAGAAATGAAAGATGCAGTACTTGGTGGATTTACTAAAATGAAAGACGGTGCAGTAGAAAAAGCCAAAGGCATGTGGGAAGGTGTTACAAGTTGGTTTGGCAAAACAAATGAAGAAGTATATGAAAACTCATTTGTTCCAGATCTAGTTAACGCAGTTATGGCTTGGTATGAGAAAATGAAAACTGGTACAATAGACAAAACAAAGAAAATGCATGAAGGTGTAACCAAAAACTTTAAAAACACTACATCAACAGTACAAAAAGAAATGGACAAAAGCGGAACAGCAACAAATGACTTTGTTACTTCATTCAACAATGACTTTGACAAAATACTTGCAGATGGATTAGCTCAAGGTAACTTAAACTTTGATAGTTTTGCAGGATTATGGCAATCAACACTAAGCAGTCTAATACAAGACACACTAAAAGGTGGTAACCAATTAAGCGGTATCTTTGGTAGTTTATTTGGTGGTAGCGGAGGCGGAGGCGGAGGCCTTGGTGGAATCTTTGGTGGAATAGGTGACTTCTTTGGTGGACTGTTTGGCGGCGGCGGCGGCGGCGGCGGCGGAGGCGGCTTGCCATTAGGATTAGGTTCAATTGGCAGTAGTTTATTTGGCGGCTTCTTTGCAGATGGTGGTACACTAGGCGCAGGAAAATTAGGCATAGCTGGGGAGGCGGGTCCGGAGCTCATATCTGGTCCAGCAACTGTTACACCTATGGATCAAATTGGTGGTGCTAATCCGCAGGTAAATATAACAATACAAGCAATTGACACACAGACAGGAACTGAATTCTTGTTAAAGAACAAAAAGCAAATTGAAGGTATTATACAAAATGCCTACAATAGACGCGGCAAACAGGGGATTTATTAATGTTAAGCATATATACATATCCAAACAATTCAGGCACAGGTTATATTGATCCAGATTATTATGGTTCTACAACAGGTGGAAGTGAAACTGGATATTACAAAAGAATTTTAGATTTAAAAGACGGAACATACAAGACTTGGGTTACTGGACAAACAGCACCCGTAGATACTGTAAGTGATCTTATTACCGCAACAGGTAAATTCCACAAAGGTGTTAGAACTGAAAATGGATTAGAAAACATTATGATATACAGTTATTATAATCAACCTCTAATTACAATTGACAGTGTATTAATTAATACAAATGTTAGTGCAAGTGACACTGATGCAAGTCCAGCCGTAAGACTTACAGTAACAAACAGTGATGATTTTGTTGATGGTGATAATGTATTATTAACTGGATTTGATGGAACACTAGCAGATAGAAACAATCATCAACTTCATGTTGATGTTATTAATAGTACAACAGTAGATTTATATTATGATACTGGGTTAACAACTCCAGTACAATATTTTAGTAGTATACCAAATCAAACAGTATCAAACATTAACTTTGATAGTGCTACACCAACAAGCACGCCTGTTAAAGTTACATTACCAACATTAGGTAGCAGTTATGATACAGCAACATTTACTGCCGCAAGTGGTGGTAATGATAGTCAAACTAGATTATCTACATATGGATTAATATATATTGACAACGCAGTAAGTGATGTGTTTGAACTTTATGAAGATCTAAGTCCAGCAGATCCATTAACAATTGATGAATTTTTAAATAATGATTATACAAAAGACTGGGGTCAAGAAAGTGGATCAATTGGATCAATTGATAGTGTAGTTCCAGAAGAATACTATATTAGTAATACATTAAATCTTACATCAGCTAGTATTTACAAAATACAAAAGAAATTAAGCACAGGTGCTTGGGAAAATGGTCTAAATAATCTTGCATATGCAGGACCTTATACGGCTAATACAAATGGTGCTGGTGACACATTAGTATATGATTATGGTGATAACCCTGCTAGTGACCCAGCAAAAACAACAAATAATAAAGCAACTGTTGCCATTCATAGAAATACAGTAACACCCTATCCAAACTTGTATAAGTTTCCAGGACCAGGTTGGTTTGTTAAACCATTATATGATGATACAGGATTAGTACAAATCAATACAAAAACCAGTTGTGTACTAAGCCGTAATGACGCTCACCTTGGGACGCCAACATGGGATAGTGATATAGAAACAAATTCAGTTGATGGTGGTAAATTTCATTGGTATGGTAATTCATTTGGACAAAGTTCAGTTACATTTGATTGGAGAGAGTTTGAAGTAATCAATGATGCTAGTAGTAATCCACTTGAATATACAAACAATGGTGAAACTTACGGTGTGTATACAAAAGATGCAGAATTACAAGGTGATTGGGTAGCAGGTGATGAAGTCAGTGCTTACATCAGTGGTACTCCATCAGCTAGTAGTTCAAATAATACTGTCTTCTGTGAGAATATAATTAATGCTAATGCTCAAGGTCCAAGTGGTCTTTACAAATGGGTAGGAGTACCAGCCGGAAGTGCAGGTGATCCGTTATACCGCAAAATGAAAGACATATGGAATAACAACCTAGCAGAAGCAGTATATATTGAAATTGGTGCCCTTTGGAATGATGCACTTCAAACATACACACCAGGAAGAAAAGTTGCAATATGGCCAGTTGAAGAAAAGAATTACACAGACACTCAAGGCGGAAATGCATATTATGGATATTTTGTTTACTACAAAGATGAAGAATACTTTAGTGGAGCTACTACAAGCCAAACTCATACTGTAAGTCTTCAAACTTTAACATTTTACAGTGATGGATCAACACCAACAGTAACAGGTGGTGATCATGTTTGGATGCAAACAAAAGATCCTTCAGTTTATCCAACTGATCCAACTGATATACATACACCACTTACAGTTGATAGAACTACAACAGCTGATATAGAAGGTGTTGCTACTACTGGTGGATCACAGGGTAGTGGATTAAGAGTACCTAGTACACATGATTGGTATGATTTATTACACACAGGTACTATTGTAAAAACTAATAGTGCTACTGGATTATCACTTGTATTAGTAGAAACATCTACTTCATTAGCTAACCGCCCAAGCGGTGACAAACTCTTTACTATGCATAGAGTATATGTTGGTGATTGGACATCAGGTGGTTCATCAACTGGTAAACCAATTCCAGAATGGCAAGCAGTCCACAAACTATATGTAGGTGGTACTCAACCATTTTGGACAGAAGGTGCAAATTACTTTACACCAGATACTACTACAGATTATTATTATTGGACAGGTACATATAACAATACTAGATATAGAGAAACAAATGAAATGCGTTGGCTTGCATTAAGTGATTCAGAAACAGGTACAACCGCAGCCATTGGTGTAACTGGTATAACAGATAGTACTACAGGTAATATTGCATTAACTGGAACACACAATCACAAAGCAGATAATCCAAATGTTAGTTTTCCAGGTAATCAAACATACAAACAACGCACAGGTGCTAGTACATATGTAA